GAAACTCCTTATATGAAGGATAATCATTCTCCTATAGCTCATTATATAACTACTCTAATCAATTTTGTTGCTAAAAAGAAAGCACATAGAGATTTTAAGTATGAACCAATATGTAAAACAACTTTTGGTAAGAATATTTTAGTGAAATTAGATAAAGGTGATGTTGATTCTTTGCAGGATACTACACCATGGCAGGTAGATGGTTGGTTAGATGACGAAGTGGAGAATTTACCACAAACTAATACAAAAGGAAGTCCTAAACAGTTATTAGGCAAGCAATGGGCCGAGGATTTGGAAGGGATTATCGAAGCATTAAGAAATTAAAAAAAGATTTAATCAAATATTTAAAATATAAATCAAGGAAGAGCTATTCAGGATAAACTTGGATAGCTTTTTTTATCGTGAACTCAGAAAGGGTCAATATTTAAAATAAAAATTCTACTTGATTTATTTCAAAATCATATAATATAAACTAAAATGGGAACAAAAATAACAGATACTTCAAAGATTGCAGACCAAGCATCAGGTGTATATTTCAGAGAGATTGACTTGACTGTGGTTACCCAATCTGTTGGAGGTTTTAGTGCAGCAGCAATTGGTTTAACAGAGAAAGGTCCTGCGTTTGAAATTTCTACTTCTTCAACCTATGAAGATAGAGCTTTTAGATTGGGAGAACTTAATCCTGATTATCCAACTTCATATTTTGCAAAACAATATCTTGAACAAGGTAATAACTATAAAGAAATCAGATTACTTGGTTTAGAAGGTTATACTGACACAGTTGGTTTCGCAATATTACATAGCATTAGTGGTTCAGCAGCTGAGGTTACTGGAACAAGTCCTTTGACTTCAGGCGTTGGAGCGTTAGCAGCAGTGTTAAAGAAAAGACCAACAACCGTAACTGGAAGAGCAGCAGTATCAACCGTAAGTGTTGCAACTGTAACTTACTTAGACCCAGTAAGTGGAGCAAGCGTAACTGCAGCAACAGATTATTTATTTAATTTGGTGATTGTTTATGGCGATTCTTCTACAGAAACTATCACTTGTTCTTTGAGACCAGAAAGTGCTGACTATATTGTAAAGAAATTTGGTACAGACCCATTAAAGACTCCAAAGATTAAGAATGCAATAGCATCTATTTGGGTTGACTTTGTAACTCCATCAATTAAGCAAAGAACTTCAGCTACTGGTTCTTTAGGTTATTATGCCCCAGGAAGTTCTTCTCCTGCTAATACTTTAACATTAACAACAGGAGTTATGAATTTTGGTATTAATACTTTAACTCATACAACAGCAATTACTAATGTTAATAAAGGTGCTGGTAATATTGTTCAAGTGTTAGTAGCAGGTGATTCAACAGCATTTTTAGCAATAAATGATTATGTAAGTATTTCAGGAGTAGCAGGTGCTGGAGCAATCACAGTAAATGATGTTTGGAAAGTTAACACAATCTCTTTTGGTTCTGGTACTACTACAATCACATTGAAAGATAAAGTAACAGATGTACCTTACACTTATACTGGAACAGTAACCTTTGATGGTTCTGGTACTCCGATAATTAGTAATTATAATTATCCAACTTTTGAAACTCAAGTGTTAGATTTCACTGATGTAGTATATCAAACTCCTTTAACTCCATGGTTTGTGAGTGATGGAGATACAAATGGTGATTTCAAAAGATTATTTAGACTTTGGTCTATCTCTGATGGTGAATCAGCAAATACTGAAATCAAAGTTGAGATTAAAAATATCAATCCAACAACAAATAACGGAAATGGTTCTTTTGACTTAGTTGTTAAAAGATTTGAGTCAACAGAAGATACAGGTGCATCAGCATTGGAAACTTTTTCTAATCTAACTTTAGACCCTAAATCAAATAACTTCGTTCAAAGAAGAATTGGTGATGGTGAAAGTTTCCCATTGAATAGTAAATTTATCTTTATTGAGATGAATATCGATGAAGATTTACAACCTAATTTATTACCATTCGGTGTATTGGGATATCCTAATGTTTCTGGTAATAAATTTTTAGATGTAGCATGGACTACTGATTTCAATGTAAGTCAAAGTATTCCTAAACAAACTTTAGGTATTGCTAATAACTCAATAAACTGTTTTAGAAAAATATCTCCATCACAGTTAGCATATAAATCAGGTACAGGTGTTGCTGGAAAAGGTTTCCATCTTAATCCTAATAACAACACAGTATTTGCAACCGCACAATCTGCAGTATTTAATTTTGCAGCAACAAACATCTATAAAGATGCATTGGGTAAAGCAGTAACAGGTTCAGCAGTATATGGAAGAAACAAATTCACAGTAGCATTCTATGGTGGATTTGATGGTTGGAATGCTTATAGCATAAGAACTTGGGATACTGTAGGAAGTAAAGATTATTTAGCTTTACAGACAGCAGTTAATTTGTTGAAAGACAAAGAAACAATTGATTCTGATTTCACAGTTCTTACAACTCCAGATTTCTTCTTTGATACCCATCCAAATGCGGCTTCATTAGTATTAGATATGGTTCAAGAAAGAGGAGATGCTTTGTATATCCCAGATTTCAGTTATGACCCTGCGGCAGATACAAACAATGCTATCAGTGTATTACAAAATTCTAACTTTAAAAGCAATGATGCAGCGGTGTATTTCCCATGGATTCAGATTGATGACCAAATTAATAAAAAACCAGTATGGATGCCACCTTCAATTATTGCTTTGGGTACTATTACCTATACAGCAACAAACGAGAACGTATGGCAGCCACCAGGAGGTTCTATTAGAACTGTTACAAACAACATTGTAAGAGCTCGTAGAAGATTAGTAGGTGATGATAGAAATTTATTAGCACCAGCTAATATTAATCCAATCACTTATTTCTCAGGTTCTGGATGGGAGATTGCAGGTGTAAGAACTACACAAGAAGGTAAGTCAGCATTGTCTTACATTCACAATAGATTGTTATTGTGCTATGCTAAGAAAATCTTGAACCAGACATTGAGACCTTTATTGTTCCAATTAAATGGACAAATCACTTCTGACGCATTTGTAACAACAGTTCGTCCTATCTTTGATAGAATTAAGAAGTTGAATGGTATCGATACCTTTGATGTTAAGGTTGTGGATAGAGCTGAGTTGAATGATAGAACTACTTTATATGGAGTGATTGAGATTGTTCCATTATACCCAGTAGAAAGAATCATTGTAGACTTCGTTTTACAAGACGGTGCTATTTCTTATAATAACTAAACTATAAAAAGGCAGGTATTAATTTATCTGCCTTTAAATTTTTTATGGCAATGGAAAAAAATAAAAAAGTTCTAGCACTCACTGAATTGCTAGAAAAATATTCTGGTAAAAAGGTTGAATTGATAAAAGAAGATTACATTGGTAAAGCTGGTATAAGAAAAGTTCAAGCAGCATTACATCAAAAGGTTGATAAATATATTTCTATAATAAACCCTATGTCAGAACAAGCAGATATAGAATTTTTTGTAAAAGATTTTTATCAATGGGTTAGAAACGGTGAAGAGATTCCAACAGACAACTACAATAAAGCAGCAGGTTTACCAAAAAGATTTTAAAAACAAATGTATTAGTAATATTTAAAGTATAATAAAAAGATAAAGACCTGTAATGGGTCTTTATTCATTTAAAGAATGAGAAGTTTAGTTAGAGATTGCCCTGAGTGTGGCGTTATCATTGAATATAATAATTATGATAAATATAGATATCATAAAAAGATGAATTCCAGTTGTACTAACTGTAAGAAAAATAAAGAGTTACCAAATATTTTATCTAAGAAGTGTAGCAATAAAGATTGTTTTGAGATTATAGAATATAAATCAAAGTATGATTGTGCTTCAGGATTAAGAGATAATACTATTTGTCAGAAATGTAAAAATCAAAGATTAAGTATATTACATAAAGAGAAAGGAGGATTTCTTCATAACAAATCAGAGAAAGAAAAATTAGAAATTCAAATAAGGACAACTGCAAGCAGACTTGAATTTTATAAAAATAATCCTGATAAATTAGAACAATTACAAAAGAAACAATCATACAATAAATGGTTTAACATAAACGGATTAAATTGTCAAGGTAATTGTGAAAGATTATATATAGAAGGATTAATTAAAGAAAATAAAGAGTTGCCTATTAAAGCAAGGACGGTTTGTACTAAGTATGGATTTTACTCACCTGATTTTGAGTTTGAAGATGAGTATATAGAGGTTAAATCTACGTACACGTATTCATTATTGAAAAAGATAAATAATAAACAATATTTAAAGATTAAAGAAACAGCAAATCTTTTAAAACCTGTTAGAATATTAGTAATTGATATTAAATCAGGAAATGTTTTAAAAGAAGAACTATTAAACACAACAACTAAATAATAAAATAATGCCAACAGCGATGTTTTCGGGTATACCCAACGAATTTCCAGTTTTACGTAAAGACCTTTGGTCTATCATATTTCCGCCAGAAATGAATTTGTCTGAAAGATTTGAAGTGAAAGCTGCAAGACCTAAGCAAACTAACTCTGTTAAAGCGGTGAAGTATAAAAATGCTGAGTTTAAATATAAAGGTCCAACTAAATTTGAGAACATCACTATTGAGTTCAGAGATATTGCTGGTCCTTCAGTTGCTCAGAAATTATTAGCATGGCAGAGAGAACACTATGACCCAGTAACTGGTTGTGGTTCTTACGCAGCAGTGTATAAAAAGAACTTAACTTTGTATATGGAAGATGAGTGCGGTAATGCACATCAGAAATATATTCTTTGGGGTTGTTTTATTGCTGAGTTAGATTTGGGAGATTTGGATATGGAGTCAGATGGTGATGAAGCAAGAATCAGTATGCAAATAGCTTATGATTATTTCACACAGGAGTTTTGATAATATTAGACATTATATTAAAGGGGATAGATTTAAAAATCTATCCCCTTTATTTTTTGCCCCAAATAAAGATAAAACCAATATTTAAAAATAAAATACTGTTTAATGTGGCAGAAAGTACAAATATTTATAAAGAATTTTAAGATTTCATCTCAGATGGCATCTAACATACAAGACTTTATAAAAAATACAGTAAACAAACTTATTGATAAATTTAATAAAAGAAAATAATGGCAGACATTTTATATGACAGTACCTTCATTACTCAGGTAAAAACTATAACAGCTAAAGAAGTAACAGACGCTACAGTTGCATCTGATGCAATACAAGCAATAGGTCATGCTTCTGATTATGAGAAGAAAGACACTATAGTTAAAAACTTTGTAACCAGAAGAGGTAAATCTGTGTTACCAGGTGGTACTCCAACTCCTAATGCTTAATTTTATTTAAATGGATTTATCAGTAGATAGATATATGTATGATGTCTCATTTGTCTGATGTACAGGCACACGCAATTGATGAATATTCAAACAGAAGATTAAATTTTGTAAAGTTCCTTATACAAAAATATGGGTCTAAACAAAGAATAGACCCTGATGTGGAATATCAAGAATTTATAAAAAGATTTCCTATGAATAAAATGGAAGAAGCAAAGCAATTAAAGGCTTTAACTAAATTATTAGAAAAATATTCAGGTAAAAAGGTTGTGTTGGCAGAAGATGAAGTACATTCTTTTGGACCTACTAAAAGCGAAGATGATGAGGCAGGTAGAGCTTCGGTAAATCTTGCAAATAGAAAAAGTTTTTCAGGTATGGGAGGAACAGGTTCATCTTTTAAAAGAAAACCAAAAGCACCAAAAACTTTTATAGTTAAAAAAGTTGATGGAACTAGAAACGATAGAACAAGATATGTGGTTGGTACTTTAGAGGATTTAATTAGTTACTTTGGGTATACATTAGAAATAGGAAATTCTTGGAATAGAAAAATCAATAGAAACCCTACAAACATAAAATCTTTTATTAATAACCTACAAGCGTCTTATGAGGAAAAGGAAGCACAATTATATAATAGGACTTCTGTCTATTTAGTTGATGCTGTACCACCAGGAGAAGAGGATAAAATTTCTAAAGCAGGCGGTAAATGATAAAACTAGACATCAATAAAGGAGATACAATTTTAACTGGTAAGAAATTACAGGAATTGTTTTTAATATATGAAACCACGAATTTAATTAATGGAAAGAAATACAGAGGTTTCCATCAAACAAAAGACATTGGTGATGGGTATTTGGGTTCTGGAAATTCTATGATAAAAGCAATAAAAAAATATGGTAAACACAACTTTAAAAAAGAAATACTTGAGTATTGTATTACGAAAGAAGATATGATTGAAAAAGAAAAATTCTACGTTGACGAAGAATGGGTAAATAGAAAGGACACTTACAATTTAAAAACGGGCGGAATTAGAGATTTTAAATTATCTGATATAAGTTGCAATAGAATAAAAGAATCTTATGATAAAGTAAGTCGAGTACCATGGAATAAAGGTAGAAAAGATGTATATTCAGAAGAGACCTTATTTAAAATGAGTGACGCTAGAGTAGGTAAATCTTTAAGCAACGTTACTAAGCAAAAAATAAAAGAGAAAAGTAAGTATCAAATATGTACAGATTCGACTCGTAAGAAAATTTCTGATAGATTAAAGTTAGAATATAAAAATGGTTCTAGAAAAAAGTTAGTTTTACATTCAAAAGAAACAAAAGAGAAAATGAGTATGTCTCAGACAGGAAGAAAGCATTCAGAAAGCAGTATTTTAAAAATGAGGAATATTCATAAAGGTAAAATAATTTCAACAGAGCAAAGAGAAAAAACTAGTAAAACGTTAACTAAAGAAAGGATAGAGATTTTACAAAAATGTCTAAATTGCGATAATGTATTTACATTGATATTTTTACGAAGTAGTAAAAATACAACTAAGTATATAAAAAGATATTGTTCTAAAAAATGTTCTTGTAAAAAAACTAATAATGTCTAAAAATAAAGATGGAATTAATATTCCCGTGAATATTGGGGACGTTATACTTACGGGAAAATGGAAAAACCATAAAGAAGTTGTGAAAGAGATAGGAGAAGATGAACATGGTTTACCCACTATAAACGGAAAAGGTATTTTAAAAATAAGAATTGAAAAACTAATGAAAAAATCTATTAAAGAAGCTGAGAAGCCTAAAATAAGTAAAAAAGACTTTGCTAAAAAAGTAGCAGAGGAAGGTAAAGAAGCCTATGAATATAATAAGAAGAACGCAGGTTCAGGAATGAAAATGAGTTTGGGTGATTGTAAAAGAGAGGCCGAAAGAACCTTACGTGGAGAGTATACTATAGTTGAATCAAAGCAGATTGATATGCTCAGCCGTTTGCTAGAAAAATATACTGGCAAAAAAGTTGTATTAAGAGAAGGATATAGACCTTACAAAGGTGGTGCAGGTCCAACATCAGATGAGATTATTAAAAATAATGCTTTCCTACTTAAGCGATTACAAAAATTAGGTGTTCAATGCCAGATGGATAATGGAGAGTATGCAAAAGAAAAATGGGATGGTAATGAAAAGATGATAGTTGTTAAAGGCGGAAATGAAACAGCACATATTTCTTATGACCGTTGGGGTTTTGTTTCTGATGAATTAGATTTAGACCAATCAAGTTTAGGAGATACTATAGAAAAACTTCAAAGATGGTTAGGCCCAACTAATAAAAGAAATGAATCAGTAATCAGAAATAAAAAATCATTAAAAGAGGCAAACAATCTAGATTTTGTTAAAGCAAAATTAACATATGATAAAAGTACTCAGACATTTTCTGGAAGCGAAAAATATATTCCTTTTGCAACCTCATATAATTTGAGAAGCCCAAAAGGTGGAAGTAAGATTTTTAATTTTGAGAATAGTACTGGTCCTGAATTTGACCCAAATACAAAATGGATTTATAAAAGTAATGATGGATATACTTTAGAAATTTGTAATGATGCAGCAATAACTCAAAGAAATGCAGATGCTTATTTAAAAGGCAAAACTCAAAGAAATGAATCTGTTAAACTAAAGGAAAATAGATATGATGACGATAGTGATGATAGATATGGTGATGACCCATCTTCAAAACAATATTCTGATAGGTCAATAGGTGGTAGTAGCAAATCTTCTATTCCAGAAGATGTAAAAATATTAGCATCTCAGATTGCAGATAACACAGCAATTAATAATAACTCAGCATCGGCTCTTAAATTGGCGAGTTTTTTAAGGGATGAAGAATCTATGAAACAAATAAAAGCAATATTACGAGCAAGCGGTGGAGGACAAGTATTGAGTCTAGAAATGATAAGTGAAAGAAATGCAATTATAAAAGAAATGTTGCAGCAAGTAAAATCAACTTATGGCATTGAAGCATATAAATTAATTTATAGTTCTTTTTAATGGCTAATTATACACTTTGCCCAGATTGTGGTAAAACAATTAGGAATGAAAGATGCGCTAAGTGCGGATATGGATTGACTACTGAAGAATATGACAATATAACTGATGATGATTCAGGTAATTTCTTGAACGAAGATGATATGGATTATATCAATAACTGGATGAATAATAATAACAGTGAGGTGTTACCAGAAGCAGAATCTTTAAATGAGATGCCTGATATTGAGAAAGTGGGAAAGAAAGTATTTGGTGGAGAGAAAGAGTTAAAAAATTTAACTCTTGATGAGGTAGAAGAAAATATAGTTCTATTTATAACAAAGGAAAGTAACTTTATGTATGCAGCAGGTAGTATGTGGATATATTTTATGGACACAGCTGAGAATGCAAAGAAGTTAGCATCACAGAATGGTGAGATAGATTTATTAATGTTTCCTTTTAAAAGAAGATATGATTTTCAATCAGCACCTATCAAAGATGTTTGGAAGAAAAATAAAAACTATAAAGGAACAGAACATATATTAGCTATGGCTGATGGTGAGGTTACAGATGATTTAATTTTTATAGATAAAATTTCTGTAAGACCAGGATATAAGAGAGCAACCATCGCAACAAAGATGGTTGATATATTAAGACAGAGTAGACCTAATGCAAAAATACAAATCACAGGTATGACTCCAGAAGGTGCGGAATTCTTTTCTAAATATACTGGTACAGAAAAACAAAAGTTTGTAAAAGACGGTCAAACAGAACCAACTGTAAATGGTAAAGATACTAGATACAGAGTAAATAAATTTGATAGCAATTTAAAGATGGAGAATCCAAAGACAGATGAAGAAATAGCAAGTGAAAATCCAAAAAGTAAACAAATGGGAGAATCAAAATCATTAAAAGAAAGCAATAGAGCAAAATGGCAAAGTTCAAATGCTTTGGCAGCATCTAAATACATCCATAGTAAATTATTAGACGATGTTTATTACATTCCTACAACAGACAAAAAATTAAACAAAACTGAGATGCAAGTGATATCAAAGGCATTAGAGTTCATGGAAAGTAAAGGATTAATTGGTAAAGAAGTAGGTGCTAATGGTAATGAGTATTATGCTTTGCCTCAAATCAATATTGCTTCTGAGGATATTTATGATGTGTTTGATGAAATGTTTGTATTAATTGAATCAAAGAAAAATAAACCAATGATAAAAAAGAACGAGGTAAATATATTAACTAAATTATTAGAAAAATATACTGGTAAGAAAGTTATTTTAAAAGAAGAAACTTTTGGTGGTGGAATTTCTAGTAATGGAATGTTGGGTGGTATAAAAAAACCTGCGCCTGAAAAAGTATATGATGCTGAGTATTGTAAGTTTGCGTTTTCGAAAGAAACAAAGAATGCAATGTGGTATAGAAAACCATCTGGTTTATTAACTAATATCCCTAGACAATATGAAACAAATATTGATATGTTAAGTGATGAAGCGTTTTATTTTTTAAAAAATCTAATCAAAATAGACGAAAAAAGTATTGAAGCAATAGACCATGCTATTAATATGATACCTGAACTTAATGGGCAATCATGTTTTTTAGTAGGGTTTGATGCATATGATTATTTGGTGGATACAGGAGGATATGACTATGTAAGATATATTACTAGATTAACTGGGAAAAAAGTAAATCAACTATAAAATAAACTAATGACAAATAAAGACCAAAAGAAATCTCAATACAATACAAATATGTTTATGAACTTATTTGCAATATTATCTGCACTATTTGTGTTTGGTTATATTACTGCAATCACATTTATGTCTATTCCTAAAGAAAATCAAAGATATGCTGATACTATTTTAGGGTTTTTAGCTGGTACTTTATTGAGTACTATAGTTAATTTCTACTTTGGGTCTTCTAAGTCATCAAAAGATAAAGATACAATGCTTTTAAACAGTGTTCCTGCGGATAACGCAACCACAACCACTCAAGCACCCGCTACAACTACAACCACAACAACTGGAACTACAACACCAGAGGTTAAAGACCCATGTGTAGATTGCGATGAAAAGAAAAAGGAAGAAATTAAAGTGGAACCAGAGGTTAAGGAAGAAATTAAAGAAGAGAAAAAGTTATAAACTGCCTCAATTTTGATTTGCACGGGAAGTATTCTATATTTAAAAAATAGAATACTTTTCTTTTTATAATACGATACTACGAAATGGCAAAAAATGATGGATTTTTTAACCAGGTGAACTCTTTTTTTAAAAGGGTACAGAATCAGGACCTGATTAATTTTAGTACGGACAAAATAAATGTGTTTAATTCTCCGCAAACACAAGACGACCGCCGCCAGAAACAACAGATTCAGGTTTTCAGGCAATATCTGCAATCAAAGAACTGGAATTTAAGACACCTTGAATTATATGACGAATATCGCCGTATGGACTCGACCTTCCCGATTATTAACGCGGCTTTAAGATTATATAGCCAGGAAATATGCGTGACAGGAGATACCGTTATAAACGTAGGAGGAGGAGATATAACTATTGATGATGTTTTAAAGGACCCAGTTAAGAAATTATATTTCTCAGTTAAGGCTTTTGATATTGAAGCCGGTAGAATTGCCTATAATACTTGCCATGGTATTAAACATAATGGCAAAAAAGAGGTATATGAAGTAGTTGTAGCAAGAAATATCCCTAAGGATATGGAAGAGTTTGATAAAAAAGAAGTAGCTAAATTTAAATGTACAATAAACCATAAAATTTTATGTGCAGATAAACAATATAGAGAATTAGGCGATTTAAAGGTTGGTGATTTAATTATGAGTTATTACCAAGAGATTGACCCAAGCTGTAATTGCAAAAAAGATAGAATTAATTCTACTGCTATATTAAGTATTACAAAGTGTGAGGAAGAACAGGACGTTTATGATTTAATAAATATTTTCCCTAATCATAATTTTACAATAAAATTAACAGATTTATTCCACGTTGTAGTTCATAACTGTAATAAAGATGAAGATGGTAAGATTATCAAAATCATTTCAGATGATTTAGGACTAAAACAATGTTTAGAAGAGTGTTTTGATAGAAATTTAAAATTAAACAGTAAATCTTATCATTTGGTAAGGTCTATGTTGAAGTATGGTAACACATATTCTTTTTTACAGGCAAGAAAGGGTGTGGGTGTAACCGATTTAATTTATTTACCTCCGGAAGCTATCCGTATTCAATTGTTGGATAACTCAGAAAACTTGGATGATTTCAAATATCACTGGCATGGTTACGGTTCTGGCATTCAGTTTGAACCATGGGAGTTAGTGCATTGGAGAAACGTAGAAGATATTGAATCTGAACCTTATGGACAATCAATTTTAAGAAGTATTGTTGATACATGGAGACGTATTGTATTGATGCGTGAAGCATTGGTTATCTATCGTATAGTAAGAGCACCACAAAGGTTGTTACACAAGATTGATACAACTGGTATGGACCCAGATGCTGCGGTAAGATATTCAAATGAGATTCAAAAGAATTTACATAAGAAACCTTTAACTAACCCTACTACAGGAGAGATTGACTTTAAATATAATCCTATCTCAATTGAAGAGAATTATTATTTGCCTACCTATGAGGGTGATGTATCAGATATATCTGTGTTAGAAGGTGCTAGTAACCTTGACCAGGTTGAAGATTACAAGATTATTAAAGATGATTTGTTCGCAGGATTGTTAATTCCTAAGTCTTATTTGACTTTTGAAGAAGATTTGTGTCTTAGACAAGATACTTTAGTAAGAACAAACGAAGGTACAATAGCAATTAAAGATATTGCTGCTGCGTTTGAAAAAAATGAGACAGCAAAAATGTATGCTTTATCTTGTAACGAATATGGTTATGTTACAGATGGTAAAATACTTTGGTGTAAGCAAACAAAAAAGGTTGATTGGTTGCATAGAGTAACTTTATCAAATGGCAAATCTGTTGAGTGTACAGATAATCACCCATTTTTAATGGCCTCTACTATGACATATAAAAGAGCAGATGAGTTAGTAGTAGGAGATTCTATTAAAAATATATTCGATACAGAAATTACAGTTTTATTAAATGAAACTTTTGAATTAGAACATCCTGAGTTTGTTTATGACTTAGAGATTGAAGAGCATCACAACTTTGCATTAGACTCTACAATTTTTGTACACAACAGTAATAAATCAGCATTATCGCAAGAAGATTTAAGGTTTAATAACGCGGTATCTCAATATCAAACATATTTTATAGAAGGATTGTTACATATTGCATTAGTGCATTTGCATTTAAACGGATACAGTAAAGATGATATGCAATCCTTTGAAATTCAAATGAATAATTCTTCTACGTTAAAAGAGAAGACAAAACTTGAGTTGTTAGGATTGAGAATGGATGCTGCCCAGAAAGCATTAGACGATAGTGGTGGTATTTCTATTATGTCTTATACAGAGGTTTTAAGAAATATTTTAAAATTCTCTGATGAGGAAATTGCTCAGACATTTAGAAATCAGATGATTGAGAAAAAATTAATTTGGAAACTAAACCAATTAAAAGAAAATGGTTTTTATGAAGAACCAGACCCAGAAAAGAAAAAGGCAAAAATGAAAGGTTTGGATACAGCAGATGATGTATTTAAAGATTTACAGTTTGAGGCAAAGTCTATTGAAAGTATTTTATCGAAAAAAATAGATGCGGAGTTAGCACAGTTAACCCCTAAATTAAAAGCTAGTAAAAAACAGATAGAAGTAGCAAGAGCAGCAATAAGATTAAATGAATCTAAAGTGAAATCAAACGTTGAAAAAACACTGAGAGACTTGGGTAGTAGGGAAGTTTTAGATTAATTTTTTGAGTTCCATGTTTGAGAAAAAGATTTTTTACGATATTTAAAGAAAAATTGTAATATCAAACTTATAATTAACAAAAAATAAATAGAATGGATTATGGTAATATCGTAGGGAGTCTCATTACAGCTGGTGCTACCTTATTTGGATTATGGGCCGAGAAACAATGGAAAGATAGAAAGAAGCCAGATTTATCAGACAAAGACTATGAAGATTTATTAAATCCAATTATACAACAAATCAAAGAAGAGTTTAATCCATATAGATTATCTTATTTTTCTTTCCATAATGGAGAAAAAACATTTGATGGATATAGTTTAAAAAATCTTTCTATGATGGTTGAGTCAAATGCTGATGGTGTAGATGATATTATTCTTGAATTACAAAAAGTTCCAGTAATAGCGTTTAAACGTCAAATGTCTCAGTTAAGAGATGCTCCAAAGGATGAACCCATTATAGTTACTTACGAAGGTGGCATTAATGACAAATTAGCAGAATTGTATCGTTCGTTTGGAATGAATACAGTTATAGTTGCTAAAACTCAAAACTATAAAAAGAAGAATCCTTGGTCTGGTTTTATAGTTTTAGGTTTCCAAGAACAGCATAAAGTGATTTCTGCCGAGAAATTATCTTGGTTGAGAGTTCAAGTATTAAGAATTAACGAAATTATATCAGAACTATAATGGATTTTAAGGAAGTACAGAAAAGAGTTGACTATGATATCGAAAATTTAGTAGATAAAGATAGTTGGGAGAGTAAAAAAATTTATGACTCCTCACCTTTTCTTGTATTACCTAACCAGAAATTTAATATTAAGTTAGGTTCTTTATTACCAACCTATTCTTGCTTTATTAGAAAGAGAGGAGAGCAGTTTGGGGATGCTATGGGATATGATTTAACTGATTGCACAATTTCTTTATACATTTATAATAGCACTGATGATTTGGTTATGAAAGGAAATATGGTAGTGACTAATAAACATCTTGGAGAGGTTACATACATTTGGCAGGAATTTGATTTACAACAAGTGGGATTTTACAGAGCGGAAATAGAGGTTACTACCAAAGCAAACGGTGGTTTCAAATTACCTAACACAAATATTAAACCTCAAATCATAGTAACATAATGGCCTTTTCTAGTTCATACTCAAACGGAAGATTTAAATGGATGGGCACAAAGCAAAATCAGCTTTTAGGTGTAGCTCCAACTACTACTGTGACACCACCGCCAGATAATGTGATTACTGGTTTATATGGACTAGATATTAAAACAAATGTACAAGGAAAATCGGTAAAAGTTGTTTCTTTTGGAAATATAATTGCACACTTTTCATTAGATGAAATTGCATCTTGGGACTTAACAGGAAATTCTATTATAATTAATAGTGATGACCAAACACCTATAACTTTATTATTCGTAAACGACACAGAGGCCACATTAGGAGATAGCAGATTGTTGATTTGCTCAAATGGCGGAATTGTTTCTTAATTGATTCTAACTTAGATTTAAAAGTACTATGTGTGGTTATTATTTAAAGAAAAACCCATAGTTTTTTAAATGTCATACTTCAGACTTTACCCAACCAAGCAGAATACTATTTTTCATTATTATGATTATAATAGTAACAATAACTCTTATTCCTCTATTGCATGGAGTGAGCAAACCAATGCCGGCGCTAACCCAGTCATGGAACTGATGGATGGTAAAGGAGAATCTAAGTTGGTATTTTCATTTGATTTGCCAGAATGGCTTTTTAACAAATTGAAAATTTATGATTTCCAATCTCATTTACAGCTTTGGGATGCAGGAACTCTATTTGCTCCAGGTATTAAATTAAAAAATGTTACAGTATCTTCTTTTGTAGAAGATTTTGCTGAGGGAGATGGTTATTCTTTCTTAAAGCTAAAGAACTTTACAGGAGTATCAAACTGGTTAAATAGACAAACTGGTAATTTATGGTCAGGAGTTACTTTTACATCTGTTACTACTTATGATTTAAACACAATTAACGAAGATTTAAATTTCAACGTAAGTTCATCAATTAATAATTTTGTTAACACGTTAGATAACCCTTCTCCTAAATATACTTTAAATATTACATCGCACGAAAACGATGTTACTACATATACAAAATTTATTCATAGTAAATATACCAAAACAATATTCCAACCTTATTTGGAATTCTTTATTCAAGACGAAGTTAAAGATTGTCATAGTTTTTGTTATGGTGGAACAACAAATAAATTATATCTACTAAATAAAACTCAAGCAGATTTTACTGGTACATTAACTGCCGAGGTAACAACAGCAGATGGTAATTCCACTAGTACACCAGCTGTGATTCATCAGGATACTGGCGTGTATTATATTAACGTAACGCCAGCTATTCCTAGAAATAATTTAAAGAATGAACATATCACTGTAGTTTGGAAAATTGATGGTAATATTCAGTATAAAAAATTAGTTAAGGTACAAAGTCCGAACCAAATTTTTAATACAGAAGAATATGATTTACGTAATTTATATTTTTACATGACAACACCTTATACTCACAATATAGTAAGACATGGAGATGTTATGCCATTCTTTGTAGTATCTCAAATTAGAGGATACGGTAATGTATTGGATAGTAATTATGAATATAAAGTTGTATCTATGGATGGTTTTGAAATGGTTCCTTGGAGCCCGGTATCTATTTATATAGACAAGTTATATTTTAACATAAACACAGAATACTTTTTCCCTGAACAACAATATGAAGTATTTCTTAGAAACAGAACAAATGAGTATTCAAGGACTTCTCATTTGAGTTATAAATTTAAAGTTTCACAAGATGGGGCATCACATTTAAGAAGTCAGAATGCAAGTCCTTATTTTTCAAGAGATTCTTATTTTAGCAAGTAATGAAAATTATACCATACACTTTATTAGACAATACAGTTGATAAATTTATTTTAATCAATCCTACCAAACCACAAATAGCTTTCTTTACAAAAGAAGAAAGTTCAATGTTAGGAGAAAAATCATATAATAATCTTTCTCCAGCAAAGAATGATACTGAGGCTCCATCTGATTATATAGGTAGTGCAGCTTTTACAGTACCTGCTACTATCGATGCTGCGTTTGTTGATTTTAAGTATATTAAAGATAGTATTTTAACTGATTTTTTTACAACAGCGGAATTAAAATTACAGAAGATTGATAATAGAATCCACTTTTTAAGAATACCAGCTGGTAAGTTCCAAACAACTCTAACTGCTACAGCGGATATCGCAGCAAACGGAGGTTCAAAAATAAGAAAGGATTTTGGTACTTATTATATTACAATAGAGCCTAAATGTATTGTAACCAATGTAATAGCAGTTAATCAACCTAATCATACTATAACAGGAGTTGCTAACACAAACAAAAAGAGAACAGTTATTGATATAGATAAAACAGATTTTTTAGGAACCATTTGGGATTTTGAAAGTGTAAATACACAAAAAGGAAGATTGATAGGCTCTGTTGTTGAAATATGGGATGCTACATTAACAAGATTAAAACAAACAAAAGTAATTACTGAAAACGATTTTGGTTTCACAGATACTAATGTAAATGGAAAATTAGTTCTTACTCCAGACTCTTTGGGATATGATGTAGACAACCAAGCACCTTTAATAGGGGATATGCTAAAAGTATATCCAAGAGAAAGTTATTTTGATAGTATGATTGTCCAGTTAGATTTTAAAAACATTTTATACGAAGCAGACACTTTTGTTTCTTATATGTTAAACGATACTGTGAGAGATATACAAACGGGAGTTTACGAAATATATGACAAAGCAGGTTTCACAATTGATGCAAGTGGCAATTTTAATGGTAATGTAATTCAGAAATATCAAATATTCCAAAAAGATATTTACGAAGCAAGAAAAAGACTAAAATAAAATGGCAATAGTAAACGAAGACGGATTAGGTCAAGTAAAAATTTATATGTTAAGTCATCCAATTACTTCTGAACCAAAATATATTGGTAAAACAATACATGAATTAGATGAAAGATTAAAGCAACATATAAAATTAGCTAAATATAAACAAACAACTCATAGAACAAAATGGATAAGTTCTTTATTAAAACAGGGTTTATATCCTAAAATAGAATTATTAGAATTTGTTGATAGTTCTAATTGGCAATTTTGGGAACAATATTGGATTTGTCAATTTAAAGTATGGGGTTTTAAATTGACAAATGGTACTTTGGGTGGAGATGGCGTAAATTTAACAAACGAAATAAAAGAGAAACAATTGGTAAATTTAAGAATTGCGATGAAAACTCAAATGGGAGATAATAATGTAAGTAAAAGACCAGAAGTAAGAGAAAAAATTAGTATAGCATTGAAAGGAAGAACCATTTGCGAAGAATGGAAAACCAAAATGAGAGGAAAAAGAAAAGGAATGAGCGATGAGTTTAAAAAGAAAAGAAGTGAGTATATGAAAAATAACGTAAGCATTCTTTTTACGCAATCGAATAAAGGCATTAAGCACACAGATGAAAGAAAAGCTAAAGTTGCAGAAACAAGAAAAAAACACGGACTTTATATATGTTCAGAGAAGTTAAGAAAAAGTATTTCAGATAGAAGAAAAGGAGTAATGTCTTGGTCTAAAAAAGTAAAACAAATTAATATCTATACAGGAGAAGAAAAAATATGGGAGAGTGCAAATGAAGTAAATAGATTTTTTTATAACAAATCTGGTGATACAATTGCTAGTTATGTACGTTCAAGTAAGCTATTTAGAAAACAATTTAAATTTGAATATATTTAATGGCAGGCAAAGTTATATTAGAAAATGGTCTAGGACAAGATAGTATTAAAAGTTCTGTTTTCTTTGATTCTGGATTAACTCCTGGAGGTGTGTTTAAAAACGTACCCCAATACATCACCTACACGCCCACAGAAGCCGAACAGGAGAAAGTAACATACACTTTAAAAAAGATAAAAGACTCTTTAAAAAACCAATTAACAGAAGAATATACTTCTGAGTTTGATGATGTTACTATTGAAAAGTTTTTATATGAACTTACAACTTTGTTAGTTGATTATAGAGATATGCGTAATTATATTTTCTTTGGTTCAGCGAATACAGAAATTGCTTACAACATTAAGAACATTATTGAGAACTATCCTTATAAAACTTTAATAGCAGATACATCATTAAACATTTCTTTAATAGAAGTATTTAATGATACTATAAAAAATGAAACTTCTTTTTTATTCACTGATGGAGCAATAAAAGATATCGGGAATTTTCAAGTAAATGATGATTTAAAAGATATTGATTGGACAAATTATAGAGTACTTGATAATAACGGAATAGAATATCAGGTAAAAAAGGTAATCGCACCGTATGATGGTTCAGGGGTGTTTAGTATTTCAAATATAATTAATGGTTCCACAAGCATTAGAGTTACTACAACTGCTAACCATGGTTATTTAGTTGGGCAAGTAATAGATATCCAAGAAGTATTAGGTACAGTTATTATAGGCACCGACATTGAGATTAACGATAAGGTTTTTGTAACAACAAATGTAACAAGTAATACTTTCGAGATATTAGAAGCGGTAACTCTCAAACCTTTAACTTTAAATTTTACTTATACCTCAGGTGGTATTGTAAGAAAAAGCCCAACTATAAATAATGGTAGACCATATAGTTATAAAATAGTTGTAGAAGGCATTTATACTCCAGACCAATTTATCAATTATACAGATAGTTTGGATGTTTCCTATACAGGGTTTGTTTTATCTCCTTCGAAGACAATATTAAGCGATTATGAATTTAATTTAGGTCCTATTGCTAATATGTTGTTAGCGCCAAGTCCAATTAACCCAACACCTTGGCCTAGACGAATAGTAACTAATAATATTCAGAACACAATTAATGATACTAATCCTGAATTAACAGATATTGATTTTGTACAATGGTTACAAGATGAAAATTTACTCTATGTAAAAGATGGCAGCAGTACAGATGAAGATATTGCTTTCGCAAATACTTTTATGGAGTATAGATTAATAAAGGCAGCTGGTTTAGATGAAACTTATTCAAACCAATTAGTAAGAAGAGCTATTCCTGCAGATGTATTAAGTGAGATAAATGATACAGAGGATAGTTATTTCCAAAGGTTTATATTAATTGCCGGCTGGTTATTTGACCAGATGTATGTATACATTAAATTCTTAAAGTACGTTCACCATTTAAACTATACTGAGTTTAATCAGCTATCTCCTGAGTATTATAAACTATATGCTGAGCATTATGGTTTTGATTTATTTACTGATGACTCAATTGATTTCTCAAAACTTGTTATTCAGACAGAACCAGGTTTAGCATATTTGTTAAATGGAGGAGTTGATGTAAATAACAAATATTATAGATTCACTCTGAAACAAATTCAAGAAGAAAGACAAAAAAGACTATTGCTATCTTTGTTTTATTTATATAAGACTAAAGGTACTCATGGTACTATACAAAAAATAGTTTCTTTGTTAGGCGCTCCAGAAGGATTGTTAGTATTTAATGAGTTTGCTTATCATTTAACAACATCTGATGCGTTTGATACTTTTACAAAAGCAAAATCAGGTGTGAAGGTAATTAATAATGAAAAGATTTCAGTACCAACCTATCATTTTGAGATTGACCCTGATTATCTTATTAATAAAACAAATATCACAGCAGCAGTAAATCAACCTTATGTTTATAAGATGAGATTACATAACGAGTCTCAGATAAACTTAAGGGAAGTATCAATTAAGACAGACCCTAACGAGGCAATAGATAAACAAATATTAAATTTCTTCGGAAAGCAAAAATATAGCTACGTAAAATTTAATAATGGAGAATTTGCAAATACTCAAAACGAATCTGCTGATTATTTTGCTTTACCTTTATCTTTCCCAGATAAATATTTTGGTAATACAGTAACCTATATGATACCAAGAGGTGGTTACGTTAAAGGAGTAGCACAAAATTTAGAAGAAACAAACGTTCACTTATGCTCTATGTATTTGATAGATAGTGCTAAATATAAAGCATCTGCTACGGTAACAAACGTTGTATTGTCAAATGGTAATACAACAGCAACTATCACTACTTTACTGAATCACCCTTATGGAGTAGTAGATTCAATTGTAGTTACAGGAATTAATGGTATAGGAAATATCAATGGTATAGAGTTTCCTGTGTTTGATGCACCAAACAAAAAGACAATTGTAATTCATGGTGTGTTTTCAGGAACATATTCAAATGGTGGTATAATGACTGTACCTAATCCATTACCTTTAACGAAAGGTTTTAGATATGGATACCCAATGCCTGAGAATTTCTCAAATTATAGTGTCCAACCATATTTATCTATAGATAATAATCCTACAACGGACTTTAACTTACTACAAACAAAATTCCCATCTGTTTTAACTTATACAGACCAAGCACCTTATGTAATTGTAAGATTAGAAGGCAATGATTTAGTTATTAGATTAAGAATGGACTCTGAAAATAATGGAACAAACTATTGCGAAAGGGTTACAATATGTGAAAATGTATTTACAGATGATGGATTAAACCATACTTTAAGATTAATATATAGAGCAAAGTATGTCGAGGTTTATCAAGATTATAAATTGATAGGTTTGTGTTCTTGGAAAGACCCTATTACAAATTCTTTGGCAATTATGTACACGGCATTTGATATTCCTAAAAAGGATATTAAAAATTGTACAGATACCGTAATTGATGTTAAAAACTTTTGCGCACCAGAAACAAATACTGGTAATGATAGGATTAGATGGTGGGATATGTTTATAGGACTTCCTGTGAACATTGATATCTATTTTAATAAAGTTGAGGTGTTTGAAAATAATGCAATTGATAGTTTTAACGTTAAAGACCAAATTTTTAATAATAATAATTATAACTCAGACACATATTCTTTTGAGTTTGGTAATACAACAGCAGATAATACAAATAAAACTTCAACTGACTGTACTTTTAACAAAGCTTTACCAAATGTTAGTTTAAGTGATTATAATTATTTACTAACAATAAAAACAAACACAAAAAATATTACCGTAGTTAAAAATTTAACTTTAAGTTCTAAGTCCGTTAAAAGTAATGGTACAAAATTTTATGATTCAATCCAACAAAACTTTTTTACATCACAAGATGTTTTCCAAGATTTTGCTTGGCAGAAGAATTTACACGAAACTGACACGTATAAAAACTTTTCTGGTAAATTATTAGATGTATATAAATTATACTCAACACAGATTCTTACTTATAACTCATTGTTATCATTTTTAGATTTAATTGAGAATAAATTCAGAGGTACTATACAACAATTTTTACCTGTGGTTGTGAATATATTTGAGTTTGGCAGAAATATTAAAAATAGTTCTTTCAATGTAGACAAATTTCAATACATAAGAGCATTTAGTGAGTGCCCAGTATCTAATGGTACAACAACATCTTATATTACAAGTAAAATATTTGATAAAAACCAAAGTAATATTACTTCAGGTTTGGCAATAGAGAATAACGTAACGTTTAGTATTGAGTTACCAGCAAGTGCAGGTTATATTTTAACTGCAACAACTGTACCTTGGGACCCAAATAAACAAAATGTACTAGCAGCTATGGCAGGAGTTATAAATGCTGCTGCAACATATCCAAACGTATCGGCAAGTATTGTTGGAGACAATTTTAGAATAGAATTAGATTATAAATGGATACAAGATAACTATGCCTGTGATGGAAATGGTGTAATATTCCATTTTTCTGATGGAACTCATAATAGAAGCATCACATTTAAAGGTGGAGCACTACAAACTCAATTTACTTGTGCAACTTTAATAAAGTCAATTCCTAAAAATGTGGTATTGAACCCAGTATATTTATACTACGATTTAGAACATCAGACAGATATTGTGGTTTATGACGATATTGAAGGAATTTCTGACGATTTAATTTTTATCAATTAAAAATCTTATTTAAAAGAATATATAATATAACTAAATGAAGAAGTTTTTACCTAAAACAGGTGGGCATAGATTAAGATTGGATGATTTGAAGCTTTTACAAACCGCATATTTTGATGGGTTTAAAGCGTTTGCATCTTTTTTGGATACAAGCCTTAATGTAATTCTATCTGGAATAAATATTTCAAGTAATTCAACAACTGTAACAAACACAGAAGGTTATGTGACTTGGCAAGGTGAGGTGTTTTATGTTGCTGCTGGTTCTTTTCCTAAACAAGGAACAGACCCATTCTATTTAACATTGTCAGAATCTGTGTTACCTCCATCACCAGTTACTTATAAAGATTTAACTTCTCAAAATGTCCATTTCAACAGGGCAATGGTATTAGGCTATTACGCTGAAGGGCAAGGTGAATATTTAACAAACTTTACTAGAGCCTCAGCAAGCGGTGTTAAAACGGGAGTAATCCAAGATTGGTACGGTAATGTGAATACTAATTTTGATAGTACTGGTTTGGGTATAAATAACATGGTTGGATACGCAGTTTGTAACGGTGGAACTTTTAGTGGTACCACAGTTCCAGATTTAAGAGGTAGATTTTTAACTGGTTCTACAAATGTTCCAGCTTCTGGTGCTCCTGCTTTAGATGGTTCTGTTGGAACTTATATTATGGGTGCAGTTGGTGGTTTGGCAACAGTTGCTTTAACGGCAGACCAAAATGGACCACATACACACGATGTTGTTGACCCAGGACACATACATAACATACCACAAGGTAATAGTTATACTGGTGCAGGTGGTGCAAGAGTAGGTAGAGGTAATGATGCTCCTAATAATACACCAACAAATAGTGCAACTACAGGAATAACTATAGGAAGTTCAGGAACTGGTGCAGCGCATGAGAACCGCCCACCTTTTTTCGCATCTATCAAGATAATAAAATTGTAATAAATTACTTATATTTAAGAAATGATTTTAAATAATTCAGTTTTAGCAGTAGATATTAAGGTTCAAGAGAAGTATAGAGCTTTACTAGCTAATCTTGGCAACTCAACAGATAAATTGAATTGCGTAATTTTGGGTGACTCTGATGTGAATTATGAGTTGAGTCAAAATATGGATAATTCAGCAGTGTTAAATACACCATATAACTCAGAAGGTATAAAGTATAGATTAATTTATAATGGTGCAGGTAAAGGTTTGACTGGTACAGTAACTGGGTTTGTTAGATTTGTTGATGCTACAGGAAATGTAAGTAGCCTTTATAATTATCCAACAACAACAAATTTAACACAAGGTAAAATACCACCATCGTTAGATAATGGTTATAATTGGGATAAAATATTATTTAGCGACTCGAAATTAGGTGCAATAATATTTGCCCAGACGTTATTGGACTATTATTTGGATGCAAACGGAGTACCGATGAGATTAAAAGAGGTATACAATATAACAGTAACCTTTAGTGGTTCAGAAGCAATACCGACAGGTTGGCAGGTAACAAAAGATTTAACAAATGGTTCAGTTTTGATAGGCAAAAGTGCAGTGGCGGTTACTTCAACATCTGTATTTAATGGTTTGGTTACTATAGAAGGTAAAACTACTGGAAATAAAAAATATATTCAATTTAACGTATAATGCAAAGACCTTTTTCACTTTATGATTCACTTTTTGACTTTGGTCCAGGTAATGTAAACAAAGCAACAAACTATGTAAACATTGATACTGGAGATTTCACAAGTGGTTCTACTAATAGAAGTTATACATATAGATTGTTAACTGATTCTAACACTCCATCGAATCTATTTTCTAACGATAATGGTGTATTAGGAGCAAATGCAATATATATTCCTTTGAATGATGTTTATCAGCAGTCATTACAAAGATTTTATACTGCACCTGGAAAAAATTCTGACACTGTAACTCTTTATGAGACATTTACAACCGGAGGTGTTATACCTTATAACTCTGATGGTACAATAAATTATGCAACACAAATAGATGTACAAAGGGTTGGGCCAGGAAAAACATTTAGTTATTATGTTTTCCAACAATCCGTTGCTATATTAAAAGAGTTAGTTGGTTTGGTTAGTAATTCTGTAGTTTCTGGTAGTACTAAAGTTGCTACACAAGGAGATACCTTATCTTTTGATACTTCATCAGCAAGAGGAGCAGAACAAGGTAAAGTTATTACAGTGTTTAAGAAAGATTCTTCAAATAATTTTGTTACAGCAGTAGAAGGGGTTGACTATAACACAACATCAGGTACTATTACTCCAACAGCATCAGATATTTGTCATATTCAGTTCTTAAAACAATTAGAATATAGAATTAATTTTACTACAACTGGGTTTACAAGCAGTAGTAATACATATGAAGCAATAGATAATTTAGTTGACCCAAGAACTTTGGTTACTACTAATACTGATACAACAATTTATTATATTACAACAATTTCTAACGTACCAGACAATGCTGTAACTATACCACAAATTGATGTAACTATTACATCTGATGCAACTGTATTAAATTCGCCATTTACAACCTATGCAACTGTGCAGTTAACTATAACAGGTACAATAGATGCTTCAACAGGTGATTGGGGAGTAACAGATACTCAAACTCACGTGACTACAACAAGAGTTATGTCTGGCCCAACATGGGCAGATGAGATTCAATCAAGGTGTAATGTAATATTAGAAATTAGAGATGCAGATAATGCATTAGCAGTGCCTGCTATGACAGGATTAGGACCACATAAAGTAAGATTACCATTGGGTAATTATTCAGCACAGTTTAAAACAAGTAAAAAGTAATGCCAGACGTTATAATCATACAATCGAATCCAGCAACGTTAATAGATATACTTGATTTACCAGTTCCTGGTACAAGTGATTTATCTTATCAGGCAGGAGGTGGTTCATTATTTCCTAATTTACAAGATGATTATGTTAAAGGCGGAAAAATATGGCATAAAGGTAATCCTATTATACCTCTTGATATTACTACCAAGAGTTGTAATGCTGCAACATTTAAAACAGAAAAAATTACTGCGAATAGTGGTAAAATAACCAAAGGTTTATTTACTTACGACGCAACTGCTAAAGTATATTATTGGGATGAAGTATATACAAGTCCTTTAGGGCAATTTCAAGCGGTGGACCAAGCAGCATCATTAACAGGATATCAATTTAAATTTACTTCTAATAATTCTGAGGAGATTTATATAACAACACAAGATGTAAACATCATTCCTAAAGTTGGTGATTATATTGTGTTACAAAAAGCATCAGGAACATTAACAAATGACTCATATACAGATGATGTTAATAGTTTACCAGCAAGTGTATTAGCAGAAACATATCAATTTAAAGTAAAGATAGTAACTATTAATTCTATCAACGGTGCGTCTACGATTTATAAACTTACATTAGACAAATCTTTCAAACCTATAGTTTCAGGTTTTTATAATGTAGTATTGTTAAATAGATTAAACACAGGCATCCAGAAAGAGTTATTTTATGATACTTTTAGACAGATAGAAATCAATAGAGAACAATTATTAGGAGACCCTTATAATAATACAGGGGATTCCACAAAACCTTCTGGTAGAAAAAACTATTTAAATTATTCAAGCAGTGTTAATTTAGGTCTTACTACTTTATTGCATGGTATAATCAATCAAAATAACACACCAATAATTTCTTTTGATATTGCTACTGAGGTTAAAGATAAATTTTTATCAACACAAGGTGAGTTTGAAGTGATATTGCCTTTTGTGATGGTACAGAGTGATACAAGAACTATGCCTGAATTATTAAAACCAAATAGATTATTAAATCAAGGAGCTATCTTTAATGATACAAAAGCAATAGGTACTTATTCTGGTTTATATTTTGATTGGGATACAACTTTAGCAAATAGAGCTGGCTGGGTCTTCTATGACTTAAGAGTAGTAGTAATTGATGATGCTGAAATTGTAACTGCTTTAAGTTACAATTCAAACAGAAACTTTACTTTACCAGCACCTGTGTTAAAATCTAATTTTGGTAATACAACAAAAAATTCAGGAGGTGGATTAGATATTGAAATCACTAACGTGACTAATACTTCACCGATTGAGATTACAACAATCACTCCACATAATTTAGTTGATGGAACAGCTATATTTATATCAGGTGTTACCGTTACTGATACTGGAGGAAGTACTATTTCATCATCAGCCAATGGATTTCATTATATTAAATTAGTTTATCCTAATGGACCAGCATTACCACCAGACCCTAACAAGTTTACTTTATGGGATGTAAGTTTAACTACACCTGTTATTGGTAATGGAAGTTTTGTAAAAAGTACATCAGGAAGTTCAGGAGTAGTATTAGGTACATTACCTGAATATAAATATTTCTTCACATATAGATTGATAGGTACTCATTATAAATCTATGGCACCATATTCTCAAGTTACTAAATTTAACTTTGCAAGTAATGGTAAGGTAGATGATACATCATCAGGACAATTAAACTTTGGAATTGATACATTAAAGTTTTTAATTGATGTAGTTAACACAACCGGTTATGCAGCATCTGATATTGAGATAATTATTGGTAAGTATTTGAACGCAGACTCAAATCATCCTAACCTTGTAACAGGATTCACTGATGTTGTAAGTATACCATTAAGTGAAATAACATTCCCAAGACAATTAATATCTTCAAGTACTCATTTACAATTAAGTCTACAAAACATTGTAATAAGTAAAGCTGATTATTTAGCATTTGTTGCAAAGATTGGTGGTAGTGGAGCATATGATAAAAATTCTAACACAACTGGAGACCCTTCATATAATGTTAAAACAAATTATCCTTTATATACTTATGCATCAGGCAGCCCAGTAGCGGATACTTTAGTAACAGGTGAAGGTTTGTGGTCGTTGGCAAATATTTCATTTAAGAACTCAATTAATCAATATAGGTCTTTTGTTGAAATATCTATACCAGCAGGTAAATGGAATGATTCAACTAATCCAACCTACGACCCTAACAATACTTTTATTAGTGATAGGTTTATTACTGAGGTAGCAATATTACTTGAGGGAGATACAGATGAGAAACCAATGTTGTATGCTAAACTAGCACCTGCAATTAGAAAGTCTAATGATTTGGATTTGACTTTGATTTTGAATCTTGATTTCTAATTATTTTAAAACAATTAGGATTCATTATAAATACTGTTTCCATATCCCAACCATAGAGAGTATAGGGACGTGTTAAACGAGTTTTCCATCGACCCTGTTCTGTGAGCCAAATGGCATCATATTTTTTTGAGTAATATTCAAAGTCAGGAAAACGTGTATTGAAATCATCTCCGAAAGTTTTCTTTACTAAATGTGGAGGCAATAAATAATTAGACTTCAATCTTTTTAAATCAGACAGACAATGAATTAGTAATATTCTTGCGTTTGATTTAAGTTGTAATTTGAAAGATTTTTTTAGATTCTTTTTGTAAAAATGCTCATCTTTACACCATTGTTTCCAACCGTAGTTTGAATTGATAGGAGAAGTCCATAAACCACCAGTAGGTTTACGCCAAGAAGATTTTCCTATGGGTAAAAATAATTTTTTATCAAAGACGTCTGCACCATAATGAATCAGAGTTTCGTTTTTGATATCATCAGCTTTAGGTCTTCTCATACTATTTGTATGCTATGATATTTTTTATAGGCATACTTTGCATAAACGCAGAAACTCAAATATTGAAACGCTAACAACATTAATTGTGTTTTCATTTTATGAATTTTAAAAGTTCGTCGGTATTTTTATAATTGACTTTATCTTCAAAGATTGCTAACAACATATTATTATATGCCTCCCCCATAGCAGGACCTTTTAAACCAAACTCTTCCATAAGACGTTCACCTGGTACGTTCAGGTCCTTAAGGCTTGTAGGATAGGTGCCATCATGGAATTTTTTGAACTCCGGATTAAACTCAGTAAATAAACTACCTTTAATTGCGGGCCATATTTTGCAGGCATTGAAAAAGTTAGTTCTACTAACCAAAATATCGTCTTCTACTTTTGTTAATTTTTCTAACGCTTTAATTTCTTTATACATATCGACTGAGATTGGTAATGCTTGTTTCCACCAATCTGCAATCTCAGTAATACCATGAACGGTAATCATTGAAAACAATAATTCAGGCAGCGTTTTAATTTTTGGAACATACATCTCAATCTTTGGAGTATATTTATGTCCAGTAAGCAACAACATCATATCTGTGTTTTCCAAATATCTGAAAAACAAACTAATATTTGCATCTTTTGAAATCACTTTTGAAAACTCTTCAAGTATTCTTTCACCTGAAATTTCCAACAACAAATAATTATGTCGTCTAATTGCTTCATAGGTATTAAACTCTATACCAAAGTCAAATCGGGCAGCGAATTGGATTGCCCGCAACAATCTTAATGGGTCTTCAACGAAAGCAGAAGGGTCAACCATTTTAATTGACTGAGTTTTAATATTGAATTGCCCTCTAAATGGGTCTATAAATATGAGTTCGCCATCTTCGCCTAATTTTACTGCTATTGCATTAATGGTAAAGTCCCTACGTTTTAAATCTTCTTCAATAGGCATATAAGGGTCAGACTGGGCAATAATAGCATCTTGTCTGCTTGTAGAGTTAGGATTCTTTGAATCTCGTCTTGGTAAAGCAATATCATATTCAACCCCGTTAGCAGAAGCTATAAATTTAATGACACTGAAACTTTCG